CGCTCAATAGTCTTCATGAACTCTTCAGCAGCAGGTTCGCCTCTGGTTCTCTTAATGTCTGCATACTGTTGCATTAAACGCTCAGTCTCACCGGGTCTCATGGATGTAGCTTGATTGATACGAGCCACTTCCAACTGGGTAAGATTGTTCTGACGGGCAACACGCTCAGTAGATTCGTTCTGAGCCATAGCGTTAGCCACTTGACCTTGCAACTGACCACGTTGAGTATTCAACTCTGCAATTTTTAATCTACTTTCGTACACAGATTTGCTGTCACCACGTTCTTCAGCACGACGCAGATTGTCAATCTCGTACTTGGTTTTAGCATCATTGTCAGCCAACTGTTGTTGCTTCTCTTGGAAGGCTAATGAACGTTCTTCGGCGGCAGTAGCTGCTTCACCAAGTGAGCGACCAGTACCAGCAAACAAAGCACCAATACCACGTTGACCACGAGTAGCTTCACCACCGGCAATCAAGGCATTAAAGAAATCACGCTTAGAACGAGCAGCTTCTATGTCTTCTCTTTTCAAAGCATCTTCTCTGCGTTTCTGTTCGCGCTCAGTCATGTACTTTGTGTACTCTTCGCCAATAGGAGACTGCTTAGGCGGTACATATTCAGGTGGCAAAGCAGGCAAGCCTGTGCCAGACAAAAGTTTTTCTTGAAAAACCTGAGCCGCACTCTTAGCTGGCGCAGGAGCAGGTGCTACAGGACGTTGAATTCCGACAGCAGGAGCACGTTGAGGTGCAGCCGCAGGAAGACTAGCAACTCCTGCTGGAGGAGCAACGTTAACCATTGCACGTTCCATCTGCTGAGGAGTCATCTGCGAAGTGGGACGAGATATAGGGGGTGCAATAGGTGCGGGACTAGCTTGAGCCGCCACAGCCATGTTCTGAGCCGGAGCAACTTCTGAGGGAGCAGGTTGACCTTCACGATTACCCATACCACCAATAGCCGAGAGCAAACCACGCAAGCCACCAGCAAATCCTTTAGCGGCACTGGCACCGGGCAAAGCTAACATCGTATTATTAATGTTGCGCTCTAACTCAGTAGGCATACGGCCAGAGGCAACAGGCGCTTGAGATGTTTGTCCGGGAATCTGCTCAGACATGTCAGGTCTAGCTACATTAGCTTCTATCTGCTGAGGCGTAGGCGGCACAGGACGAGGAGTAATTTTGGCCATCTCCTGTGCAAAACGATTACCAGCTTCAAAGCCGGGAATAGAAGTATCAACTTCTGGAGGAGGCTCAATCACATCACGAGGCTCTGTACCTTCACGCTGTTGCATGCGCTTAAGAATTGCTTTGGCTTCTTTCTTAGAAAGTTCTTCACCTTCATCTCCACCCTTAGCAAAGGCAATAATGCCGCCAGAACCAAATTCCATGTTGTCTATTGGCAATGTAGTCAATCCACCAGCAGCCATAGCCATCTCAGCGTCTGGTTGCATCTCAGGCTCAGGTGTACCTTGTGGAATCATAGGAGCATTAGCCCCTTGCATAGCAGACTGCTGAGCCACCATGCCCTGACGAGCTTTCTGTAACTGCATCAAACCCATTTGCTGTTCAATGTTGTCTTTGACAGTACCCTGTGGCGGCTGAGCAGCTTGTTGCTCCATCTGCTTACGGCGGTTCAGTTCACCCAACGCCAAGTAAGGAGGCACCTGTGGGTTCTGCCCATTGGCATAAGACATAATGGCCTGAGTAGGAAGATCCTTTAGGCGCTCTTGAATTTGAACCAGATTCATATTAATCCTTAAGCCAGATTGAATTTCTTGAGTGATTCAAGAATGTTGCCTAGTCCACCAACAGTAGAAGACAACTGACCAATGCCACTTTGCTGAGCAGGTTGGTTACTAACAGTAGAGATAGGCAGACCTTGAAGCATAGACTGTTGGAACTGCAACATCTTTTGTGGGTAGTCACGCTGAGCTAGGAACTCGTTGTAGTCAGCAGTAATACCTTCTTGCTCAATACCGCGCTGTTGAGTGCCGGCACCCGATAGCATGTCAGCTAAAGTTCTAGCCTGACCTTGTTCAGTATTAAACTGCTGCATAGCCTTGTCATAGGCGTTAGCGTAGCCTGTGCCAACAGTCTTATTCATTTCTGACATCAAGTTGCGGTCATTTTCAGCGTTAACAATTGCTTGACGACCACCACCAAACGCACCAGCTTGTGTAAGCTTAGCGTTAGCGCCCATATTTGTAATGGCATTCTGTCTACGCAACTCATCAAGTTGAGGCTGAAGTACAGCCTGAAGATATGGGTTCATGTACTGAGCAGCAATTCCAGTAGAACCAGTTGGCGAAGCTGTTGCACTTGCAGGCTGAGTCATATCAGGCATCTGATAAGCGCCAGTAGAACTAAATGTCTGACCCAACTGACTAGGAAAAGATAAGTTACCTAGACCTTGGAATACTTTACTCTGCAATCCAGATTCACCAGCCGTCATTGGGCCTTGGTAAACAGAATATGGTTGATTTGCAACAGCTTGGGTTTTGCCCAGCATCTCCGTTACATACGGGCCTACATATTCAGATAGCGTAGATGTAGCAGAATTTCCTGCTGCTGGGGTTGTTGGTGTGGTAGCCATATTATTCCTTAAGCGGGAAGATGTTTATCAGCCTTAGTATTGGCTGCAATGTTTTTTGCTTTAGAGCGTGTTTTCTTAATGCGATCCATCATGGCATAGAGTTTACGTGCTCCAGCTTCTGTGGAGCCATTACCCAGTTCAGAAACAATACGAGCAGGTACAACAAACTCACCGTCAGCCAAACGTGCGGGCTGGCGATTGCCAATGGTTGCAGGGATGTCATCAGATACACCATCACCGGGGCCACGTAGTAGCTGTCCGCCATCTGAGTATCCACCCAAATTAGTTATACCGCCGCGCATCATCCCACCACCAGCCGCTACGATTGTGGGCTGTGTTGTGGGTTCAGTTGCTACTGTAGTAGGTACAGGTGCCGGCGCAACCGTTGGAACTGGGGTGTACTGTATAGGACTAAAGTAAGTTACACCGCCAGAACCGGGACGGCGAGCTACATAGTTTGGCCCTATTGCAGCTTGATAACGAGATTGAACTTGCTCAGTAGGAATTTGCAAAATGCCAGCCATACGCTCAGGACTGATATTAAATTCATTCATTCCTCTAGCTACCATTGCATCGTTAATTCCGGGACGTAAAGCATAGTCACGAATTTCAGAATCTGATATTTTGTAAGTGTTAGGTACACCAGTAGTAGGTACAGCATATTGGGTACGTTGTGCTGTGTATTGAGGAATGCCGCCTCGGTATCCAGCATAACCACCTGAACCACCACCACCACCTAACATTTTATTAAGTAATGAACCAATACCACCTAGACCAGCTAACTGGCCAGCCATGCCTAATGAACTGGTTCCAGATAAAAGCTTACCAATATCTTTCAGATTAAAACCACTAGAGGTATCTGCACTATCACCATCCGTATAGCCATCTGTTGTATACGTTTGTGTATCGTTAGCATACTGGCCAATAGTGCCATCATCATTAACATAGTATCCATCACCAATGTCGTAGGACATATTAGCCACCCTTCACAATATTAAGTAAGTCATCAATTGACATTGATTCACCTGATTTTCCAAGCACTAAATCAAGTGCGTCATTAGCGTTATTTTCCTTGTTTTTCTGTTCTTCCACAAGCTCGCCAGCAGCGCCCGGAGCAGTAACGCTCAGAGGTTTGTACTCTTCTTCAGCTACTTCGCCTTTTTTGGTTAACTTCTGCTTCTTAGAACCAAACTCTTTGCCGTAATAAAACACGTTAGCCAGCGCAGGAATACCAAAAGCAGCAGCAATTGACTCAGCTTGCGGCATCGTATATCCACTAACCGTACTCTTTACCGTTGGCTTTACCGTAGCTACCGTTGGTTTTACCGTTGCGACTGTTGGAGCAACTGTTGCGACCGTAGGTTCAACGGTAGCTACTGTAGGCGTTGTAGGAGTTGTTGGAGTAGTCGGTGTCGTGGGAGTAGTTGGTACTGTTGGCTGAGTCGGAGTTGTTGGCGTGGTGGGAGTCGTAGGCACCGTAGGCTGTGTAGGCGTAGTCGGTGTCGTGGGAGTAGTCGGAGTCGTAGGCGTCGTGGGTGTGGTCGGCGTCGTAGGAGTTGTAGGGGTAGTCGGCGTTGTGGGCGTCGTAGGGGTTGTTGGCGTAGTAACTACTACAGTCGAAGTTGGTTGAGTTGTACTTGTAGGCTTCGTTGTAATAGTCGGCGTAACACTAGGAACTGTAGTCACTGTTGGTGTAGTTGTTACAGTTGGAGTGGTGTTAACAGTAGGCGTAGTCTTGTCAACCAACTCAGTGGTAGGCTGAGTAGCACTGGTAGGAACAGCCTCAAGAATATTATTTGGATCAAAAGATAGTGTCAGATCTGGGTTTAATATGTAATCACCAAGATCAATACCACCCTTATCGGTAGTTCTTAATCCAATACTTTCAAGCTGGCTTACATCAAAACCTTCTAAACTACCCATGTCATCGCCAGTACGACCACTGCCTATTAAATCTAATAGTGCATCAATATTGGACGTAGTGTTTGTATCTGTAAATCCTTTATTTAATAAATCAGTTAATACTGAAGCAGTCGCTGCTTTACTAAATGTTTGTGTTGGATTCGTAGAAATTCTACCTTCATTACTATATGAAGGTGTATATTCAACGCCAGTAACTTTTGTATATTCTTCGTTTAAGTTTTTATCAGTTGGATTTTTAGCGAGTTCTGTTTCTAAATCTTTTACATAAAGACCTTTAGGATAAACACCTGTTGGATAAATATTAGAATATTCATCATAACCACCACCCCTAATAATAGTATTTACATTAGGTTTATTAGTGGTTGTGGTTGGACTTGTATTTACTTCCTTAGCCGTGGTATCAATTGTGGTCACAGTTTTAGCCTGATTTCCACCAGCGCCGGGCATATTAGCTAAACGTGCATTGATCTCATCAAGGTTAGAGACGCCGTAGTACTTGTTAACCATCTCAAGGTATGCAGATGGATTAGACTTGTAGAAGGCTCTCTCAAACTGAGACTGGTTAATTGCCGTAGGAGATTTAGTGTATGGATCTGTATAAACCAGATTACCACCACGATCACGAGTTACAGGAACCTCTACATATTTCAATGTATTAGAATCCATCACACTAATACGTGTAGGCATACCATTAGCATCAACAGATATTGCTCCCGCTGATAATGGTTTATTAAGACCGCCCGGCCCTGCTGTTAAGTTAGTATCAAACTCAACATTATCTACATCAGGCCCAGTAGCTAATTCCAAATCTGTAGTTAATGTAGAACCAGATAAACTTTTTACTAAATCATTAACATTAGCAAATGTATCCCCAGTTTTACCAGTTATTAAATCAGTAGCATCTGCCGTTTTTGTAGATGTAGCTTTTTTAACTTCATCATTAGCCAGCCCGATAGCAGCATTGACAGCTAACTGATCGAATGACTTTCCGTTAAAACTTCCAATAACTACATTCTTGATTGCATTCTTTTGAGAATTTGTTAGGCCTGAATAGCCTTCAATATTACCAAGCAGTGTATCGGTAGCACCTGACATTCCGCCAGTTTTAGCCCCTGCAAGCACAGAATCAACTAAGTCTGTATTAGTTAAAACACCTTTAACTAAACCGGAAGTGGCACCTTGAAATGTTTTGGCCAACATGCCTGTTGAGTCAATGCTGTTTAACTGTTTGGTTATGTCTCCAAGTGCAGTAGAGCTAAGCACTTGTCCACCTAAATATGAAGCAAGCATGTTCTTAGCTGCTGTTCCTGCATCTGCACCAGCTAAAACAGAAACTGCAAAGTTAGTAGCTAATTGATATGGCAAAGACATGCCAGCCGTAGCAGCAGCAAGACCAATTTGACCAATTGGCCCAAGATCAGTCATCAAATTAGCTAAATCATTACTAGATTTACCTTGCGTGTAAAAAATAGGAAGACCAGTTTTAGGGTCTATGCTAATTTTGTAATCTGTTCCGCCTTCTCCGGTAGCTGTATAACCAAAAGTTCCAGAACCATCGCCAATGGCTTGACCTGTAGTTTTATTAATAATCCCGGTGCCTGTTACACCCGTAGTAACAAGTTTTTGTGATGCACTTTCTCCAGTTCCTTCATTAACCATTCTGATGTTTGCTATCTCCGCAGCAGTCATTGGAGTCCAGTCACCCTTTATAACGTCCCACTTTGAAAATGCACCAGTAGGATTTCCATTGTCATCGTATTCAGCTTTTACATTTACATCGCCTGTAAGATTACCTGTTCCAATTTCACCAATGTTTTTAATTTTGTATTTATTTAAAAAAGCCGCCATGTCCAAGGCAACTTGATCCTTGTTTGTGATTGAATCCTTACCAAGAATCTTTGCACCAGTAGCAGCATCAAATCCAATATTTGCACCAGATCCTGCATTAAAAGCACCGCCAGTCCAGTACTTATCTGTACCCATTGCACCGGTCAACGTATTAATCTGGTTTGTCAGATTGCTTAACTCTGTAGAGTCAAATGTCTGGCCGTCGTTGTAAGTTGCAGTCCAGCTAGTCGTTGGAGTAGTTGTAACTGTAGGTTGTGTAGTTACAGTGGGTTGAGTAGTTACTGTAGTTGAAACAGTTGGTTGCGTTGTTACTGTTGATTGAGTAGTAGCTGTTGGTTGAGTAGTAACAGTAGGCTGAGTTGTTGCAGTAGTTGGCTGAAGACCTGCAATGCCAGTCTTATCTGATGTATCTACATTTGTTGCAGCAGACGTAGACAAACCAGTGATTCCTGTATTTACAGGTTGTGACCAGTTGTATTGGTTCAGTGCGTTATTTTGCTGATCTCTTAACGCCGCCGCCGCTTCCCAGTTACCAGTTAACTGAAAAAGCTCTTCATCGCTTAAAACGGTTGGAGCAGTATCTTCAAATTGGTCTTTACCAAATTGCTGTGCAAAATAATCAATAGCCATATTAAACCTTGATCTTTAGGCGATTGTCGGCAGTGTCTCTGTACACTTCGCCCACACGCAAATTAGCCAAATCAACTTGTGTTGGCAAGGTATCAATGTTGATATTTAACTGCGCAATATTGATTGGTTGAATAGCGTTTAAACGCTGAAAGAACAAGTTCAACACGTTCAACATCTGACCCATGTAGGCAGCGTCATACTCTGGCGGTGGAGCCGGTAAGCGCGGTGGAGCATCTTGCATAAAACTCATGAGTTGCCCCTTCTGCCGTCTGTCTTAATGTCAATACGAGGTGCACCCAATTGCCACGTAGTGCCGACTTGAGTAGATTCCATTTGGAATATCAACTGCCTGCCACGGATGCGAATGTACACCTGACCTGTAAACTCTTCTACTGGAGCAGTTGCAATACGCTGAATTGATGCGTTACTTGTGCCTGCGGTTGAGCGTGGATCAGTTGCGCCTGAGCCTGAGTTTTGATATGGGATAAGCGTCATAGTACATTGAGGCGTAGCTCCGGTAGACCCACGGAATGTCAAATCAGGCAAGACCCGCCATACAAAACCAAAGTTATGACCGTCGTCAATGTCAAACTCAGAGGAGCCAATCAAGGCGCTGATAGCAGTAGTTGTGGCTGTAGCGTTGTCGTCCACGCCAAGCTCATGGTTAACTAGATTATTGATGTACGTTGCAGCTAGAGGATTATTGCGCAATCCTGAATCAAGCCACGCAGATCGTGCCATCGTGCCGTAGTACCAGATGTCTTCAAGGTAGTTATAGACCACATACTTGTCCACGGTATTGCTACCCGCAGAGCAATAGAACCACCAAGCTTCATTAAAGCCTTCGTTAGTTCCCGCAAACACTTGAGATGCCTGCGTCAAGTTAATGTCGCTAAAAATGTACTGACGGAGATCGCAACGCAGAGTCTGGACACGACCGTCGTATTTGTAGAACTTGTCTACGCCCATCCAATAAACTACGCCGGAAGCTAAGCATGCTGCGTTAGGGCCAATAATTGAAACGTTGTCACCTAGCAATTGAGAAGACCAAACCACGGGCGGCCCTACATACTGAAGCGAATAAAGGGCAGAGTCTGTAAACACCACGATCTCTTGACGGGCTTGGATGGCAGTAACAATCTCAGAGCCGTGCGACAACTGTAAACTGCCCGCTTGGTTTGTAGGGGCAGGCGTCCAAACAAGAAAGTTTTCTTGATCCGACCAACGAATTAACATGGGGTTTAGGGAGGAAGAACTGTAATCATCACAACCAAACGCAAACACAAAGCGGCTTGCATCAGACACAAATGTAGACAGAACAACCGAAGGTACATCTGCGTCTGCGCCCATAATGCTAGACACTAAAACGCCACGGGTGGTTAAACCGCCAGTCTGATCCCAATAGTACAAACCACCACCACGCGGGGCAAAGATTAAGTCTTCCCCAAAGTTAGATTGACTCCATAGACGCAAAGAGGATGTGGATGTTCCACCGTAACCAAACAATCCCGCACCAAAAGCTCCTGCGCCCCACCCGGTTAATGGAATGGCAAACTCAGGGCCAACGTTAAGTTGATAGGCAGCCACAACAGAAGCCCCACCCGTAGAGCCTGCTGGAATAACGATTGGCGTTGTAATGGTGTATGAGTTTGCATTAACAACCGTAATTTGAAACTCTGCGTTGTACGTAGTTGCGTACGTACCTGTTGCCCCGCTGAACGTCACAAAGTCGCCTGTTACACCGCCGTGGGCAGTATCCGTTACCGTAACAGTGGTAGTGCCGTTACCTGTAAAAGGATTGTTATTGATGGTAGGTGCAGGAACTACACGCAGTGGTGTGATGTCGTTGTATGACCCGCCGTTCTCTATGTAGAACTTTAAGTTAGTGCCCACACCTACAAGGTTAGCACCGCCAAGAGTTACCCAATTCCACAATGAGCGGCACACGCCCTCGTAAAACTCATCGGATATGCGAACCCAGCCGCCAATCTTTTCAGGGGTTCCAGAACGGAAACGCACCTTTTCAGACTCATACCATCCACCAGCCGCATTTGTGCCGGAATTTACAGACCCCAAAGCCTCGGATGCGTACCGTGTATTTTCGCGGTTAACCCCCGGACGAAATAGAATCTTTTTTAGCGGCATTGGCGACCTTTATTTGCTGGCAACGCCTTTGGTCTTCTCAAAAGAACGCATACCGGCAATGCCCAAGATGCCTGATAATATCACCCAAAGCTGGTCTGCGTCTAGTACCGGAGGAGGATCCATGCCTATCGGAACCCAGCCCATAGCCTGCAAGTATTTCCAGCACCATTGGAACAACGGATAGAGCAGAAACTGATACCCCATAGCTGCTACGCCAATCCAACCAATAGCTGGCCTCCAGCCACTGACAAACACGCTAGATGACGCGGCTTCAATTTTGTTGACCTCAATCTGCGCTAGGTCTGTGGCTTGGTCAATGCGCTTTTCTTCAAGATCAAGCTTACGTTGCTCAATCTCCATCTCCATTTTTTCTTTGTCGGTGGTAATTAGGTCGCCCGCAACCTTACCCACAGCTTCAATAATTGATCCAACGGCAAGCAAGCTCATGCTAAACCTTTCAATGTGCGGTTAATCCAGCCCAGCAAAAACTTTGACTGTGTTCTGTTTTTGTTGCAAATCTCAGCGTAACGGGCAATCTTTGCCAAAGCGTATGCCTGTTTAAACTGCTGACCGTCCGTAACTTGATTGAGTTTCTCCACAGTCTTAGCACCGATACCGCCGTCAGGGGTAGCACCAACAATCAACTGAGCAAGCTTGACCGCCATGCCCATACCTGCGTTTACACCAAAGTTAAAGATGGTGCTTGCCACATCTTGGTTTGAAATCTCGTTACCACGCATCTTGTCCCAGAACTCAACTCGGTAGAACTCACGCACCATAGGCGTTAAGGAGCCGCCAAATTCTTTCTTATCTACCAGCGCCCAGCCGGGCCACTGCGGGTTCTTATTACGGGCAATACCGGCATAGGTCATGCCGCCTGTGTCGCCGGGTACTTCGTGGAGGACGTAGCCGCCCTCGTCTTTCATCATTTGCTCAAAGGCTGGTTCAAACTGCGCCATTATTTGTCCTTGCAGGGGGGATTGCTTTTAGTGTCTTCATTTTGCATGAGTTTGATACCAGACAGGAACCCAATCATGCCGCCGATAAGAGTAGAAAAAGCGGGTGAAATCATCTTGAAAATTTCTGCGTTGTCCACTTCCTTGGCCCACAGACCCAACATAAAGGCAATTACCATAGCCAATACGGAGATACACAGGGTCGTGCTTACCATGAGCGTGACGTACAGCGTCAGTTTTTCCTTGGTGTCCGGCACATGCTGTGGCGGCTTTTTGGGTATCGGCTTCTTTATCATACGTATTTGTCAAAATATCTTGCGCTGTTAAATATTTCTAACTCAATTGTGCGTTGCCGCGACCGTTTGTTGTACAACTCAATCTCAAGTGCGTCAACTGCTTTCTCTATCTTTTTGGCTTCAAGAGCCAGCTTGTATTCATACTCAAGTCGCTCGGCTCTTTTCTCTTGGGCTATGGCTCGTACATCGTAGGGGCTGGGATGCACAAACGGAAACCATTTGTGAAGCTGAATCATTTCTTTTCACGTTTAATCGCTTCTTCATAACCACGCAAAATTAAAGATCGGGCTTCTGCCGAATCTGCTGTACCCGCCCACATAGGCAGGTTGTTCCAGATCACTACATAGTCTTCTGGTTTGCAATACTGTGCATTGTTCTTTAGCCACGCAACCATTTGCTGATGGCGCTCGGATGGGTTGTGAATTGTGTAGCCAATTCCATAGAACTCGCGCACATGGCAGCCATTCTTGGCTACGGCTCCAACTAGCCCCAACAGCAGTAACAGAATAAGCCAACGCATTTATCACACCATGCTCCATGCAATTATGTAAGTGCCATAGATGACGAAGGCCACCATACAGGCTGCGGCAATGAATGCTTCAGCCCAATCTTTCATGGCTATGCTACCTTAATTTGAGCAAAACGTTCTGGCGTCACTTGGTATCCAAACATCCACAAAACCCGAGATGTATTACCTTCAACTTCTGTAACGTAATGCGGCAAAGCAGAAGCTAAATAACAATGCAGATCTCCAACTTCAATATCAATCTGATTGTTGTTGACATACAGTTTTCCACCGGCATCAGCACTTCTAGTCATTATGTTGCAACGCAGCACATGCAAATCGGGGCTTTCCATAGGGTCGGTATGAGCATACACATCACCTCCGGCAAAAGTACAACTGACAACTACACCGTCTTTACCCTTGCCTGCAACACTTTTTGGCGCATTGTGTAAACCAAAACGATTGGATATTTGATTGAAAACGTTATACACAACTTTAGGATACTCAAACTTATCTGGGTACAGTCGAGTTGTTAACCGTTTTTCATACCCCTGCACACCGTTGTGAACACCCTTACCAAGCCACTGTTTAGTTACGCCTTCATCAACCCATGCGTTTAGTTCCGCACAAGTTTCAACGTCAATAAACTGTGGTTGGATCAAAACTTCCATGATTACAGGCGTGTCAATGAGTACTCTTGGATTATTGTGGTGGCGTCTTCTTCAGAAATATCCTGTGGCGCAATATCATCTACACCATCGCCATCACGCACCGCATGAATACAGCACAGCAATGTCTCATGCTCAAGGGCTTCAAACTCGTGCACAACTTCTTTTGGCGTAATAATTAGCTTGGGGGCTTTGTGGTAATGCTCCACCCCATTAGCTCTCATTACCAGACTACCTTTAGCAAGCAGCGTGATGTGGTCAAACACATGAGAGTGCCCCGTAATGATGTCGCCTTTAAAGTACATTTCCATCATTTTGACAAACACGTTGTCGGCAATACGGATGTCCGTCTTGATGCTCATAGTCTTATCACCTCAATTTTTAAATTTTGATCTTGGTCAGGACGTTCTAAAATTTTATATCTAAACGGATAGTGTGGGTGCAAATGCATATCCAACAGAGATTGATGGTACGCTTTCCACGCAATTTGTTGATTCTCGCTTAACTCAGAAATAACAGAAGCCATAGCTTCAAACTCGGCGATACGAAACGCAAACACTTCATCAACACCTTGTTGAAATAATTTTCTACGTTCGGCTAGTGTGTCAGCGTCTACTTTAACAATGTCATACTGACAATACCACTTACCGTTTTCAACATTTAATGCCGGTGTTTTTTCCACCAAACGTTCGTCATAATTGTATTTAGGTTCCGAAGTGTGGCAGAAGACATACGTGTTGCCGTCTAGGTCGCCACCTTCCCAATACTCATGGATATTAAAGGTGTTTGTTGCAGGATCATATTTCCTAGGGTCAACGGGATACTGTAAAACTAACCCATCTTTTATCAATGCGTAATTTTTGTACATTTAAAAAGCTGTTTTTGTTCTGGTTGATGGGTCTGTACCAACTGTAGAAGTGTAAGCGGCTTGTTTAAACGCACCAACATCTGACGTATTAACGTCACTTCTAGGGAACATAGTAAATTGATTAAGCGTTGTTGTGGTGTTGGTAGGGGTGGAAATAGTCATCGTCTGGCCGGTTCCACTGTTAATCGTAACAGTTTGATTTGAAACGTTTCCATCAAGCGGAATAGACATGTGGTATATCGGGCCTCCCGCATTACCTAAAGCACTACCAGCCATAAAAGTAACATATAGTCCTGTTGGCCTTGCTTGAAGGCAATTACCCATGTTGTTGCGATTTAGGGGGCTCAAATAACTATTTGACCCACTGAGAACAAATCTCTTAGTCCACAACACTGCTTTTGAGCTTGGGTTTATGGCGCAAATAGTAAGTGACTGTCCGTTTGTTAGACCTGTTCCGCAATTAGAAGCTATGTATATGATGTTGTTGTACACATCCATACCAAAAGCAAAAGTTGCACCGCTTGAATATGCAGCACTAATTGCCGTAAATCTATAAAGCTGGGAAAACGCTGCTCCGTCAGTTTTTGTAAACAGCCTGCCATCTGTGACCCATATAAATAGTTCATTACTTGTACTTAAAACCGCGCCTACTGCAAGATTCCCGGAGTAGCTTACTTCTTCACCCGTACCATTTATGTAATTTAAACTATTATCAAGCCTATTTATGATGGCTTTTGCGCCGTTATCTACAACATAATTATAAGACCCGTCTGTGCGGTATAGCAGTTTAGCAAACGCGCTGGTTCCGCCAATGTAATTTGACAAAGCTCTTTTACCAATAGTTGCAGTACCAGCGGCTGGGTTAACTTTTACCATTACCGGCCCCCAACCGGATTTACCCTGATCGTTAATGCCCGCAAAAGCAATTAACCCGTCAGGACTGCCTGAAGCTGAAAAAATTTCATAAGCGATTTGCCCTGAGTAGCTGTTACCAACTATAGACTGTGAATAGTTGTTGCTGGAAGAATATACGTTTGCGTATGCGTTTTGTATGGTAGCAGCCACATAGTCTGTACCAGAAGGTAGCTTGTTATCAAATGCGCAAATAGTTGCTGCCGCGCCTGATGCTCCTGTTCCACCATAAATTTTTGTGTGTAGCCACGCACCGTTTGCGCCAGCGGAAGTTAACCATGTAAATTTGGTATTACCGCCCATTTTAAAAACAGCTATACCAAGGTTGTTAACCTGATACCCGTACCCCAGTGAAATACTAGAATCACTTGGCGGGTTGGCAATACCTAAATTAAAAATATACGAAGTAGAACTACTCTTGCCGTAAAAATTATTTAAAGCAATTTGACCCGAAGCAACGCCTGCCAATGCGCGAAAGTTGGTTGCGTTGATTGAAGCTGTTGCAGTTGCGGCTTGACCAAGCTCAAGGTTAATTGACTGTCCTGTGACTGCGCCACCAAGACTGATTGGGCCGGAAGAATTTAATGGCATGTGTAGTCCTTAGATTGAACCGAATGCGGTCATGTTGTTCAATGTGGTCAGGTTGCCTGTACTGTCCATTGTGGCAATTGTAGTAGCGCCGTACTTGAAAACCAAGACTCCGCTAACCTCAGAGATAGTGAAGTTGGTTGTTTGCAACAATGGCGCAGACACTGCGATACCGTAGATGTTGCCTGTACCGCCGTTAGCAATTGGAAGAGCACCGCTCAATGTAATGTTTGGTGTTGTGCCGCCAGATGAAGCCAAAGGAGCCGAGGCTGTAACGGATGTAACTGTACCTGCGCCCGATCCTGCGCCAATCGCTGTACGGAAGTCGGCTGCGTTTAAAGCTGATACGGTATTGTCTGCATTAAATCTTGGAAACGTAACTGCGCTTGGGTTTGTGATTGTAAAGAGATTACCGCCCAGCGTAGTTGCACCAAGGTTGGTACGTGCGCCAGAAGCTGAAGAAGATCCTGTACCGCCTTCAGTAATCGCCAAGTCTGTGCCAAGCGTCAGGGAGGACATGTAGTTGATTGCGTCAACAACGTCTGTACCATTGTTATAGACCACGCAGGCTTTACCCGCAGGAATTGCTACGCCCGTTAGACCGCTGACCTTAACCGTGACGGCAAAGCCACCCACAGAATTGTTCAGAATAATGTACGGCTTTTGAATTGCCGGTACGTTTAGAGTACCTGCTGCGCTCAGTGTGGCTGTAATGTTTAAACATGCTGCCCGGGCGTTCTGGGCTGCGTTTGTATTGGTCAGCGTTAAGGTGCAGACGTTGGAGGTAAAGTCGCCCGTTACCAGCGTAGCCATACCCACAATAGCCTGCTCAATTGCAGTACCTACGTTAGTGTTAACAATTGGCCCCCATGTGCCGTCATTGCCACCGACCTCAATAATCTCAAACTTTAGGTTGGAATACGTGTTTGACATTTTTAACCTTTCGCCTCAAGAGCGGCAACTTTAGCTTCAAGTTCTTTGATTGCTGCAAGTAGCAATGGTACAAGACGCTCGTACCGAACTGTTAAGTATTTATCATCAATAGGTGCGGGTGCTACCGTTTCAGGCATGACCGCCTCAACTTGCTGTGCCGAGATACCGACTTCACGCACAGGCGTGTAACCCAGAGCTTGCGCTACCTCATTGGCTTCGTAGTAAAAAGTATCCAATGTTTTAACTTTGGCAAGCGCGTCTTCAATGTTACCTAAACGTGTTTTTAATCTATCGTCTGAATAGTACGCAGTAACGTTGTTGGTGGCGCGAATCTCACCGGCTGTGCCGGAAGCGGCTGTGCCAACTCCCAAAGAACCCATCTGGAAACTGTTGCCCGTGGCTGTTGCATTGGCTGTTGTAGCCGTGGTAGCGGTAGAAGCGTTGCCTGACAACGTGGCGGTAATCGTACCCGCAGAGAAGTTGCCCGACCCATCACGAGCAACAATTGCCGACGCTGTATTTGCGTTTGTTGCGTTTGAGGTAACAGTAAAAGTTGAGTTACCTGATTGGTTAGCTGTAAACGAAGCAGAACCGGACAGACCCGTGCCAGACACAGCCATTGTCAATGTGCCGTTATTTGCTACGGGGGCCGCGACCCATGAAGGTGCTGATGCGCCATTGGATTGCAAAAGTTGTCCAGAAGAACCCGCAGCCAACATAGCCGTAGTACCAGCCGCTGACTGATAAGGAACAGTGCCCGCTGAACCGCCAGCCAAGTTTGTAGCCGTCGTTGCTGTGGTAGCGTTGCCTGTGGTGCTTTGGTTGAGGGTTGGGACATCCGCAACTTGGATGGCAGACATCACTACATCTGAGCCGTTGCCACGTAAGTATTGACCCGAAGTAACAGCGCCTGCAAGTGCATCCATCGCAGCTTGACGAGTGGTTTCACCTGTACCACCATTAGCAAAAGCTACAGTGCCTGATACGTTAGTGGCATTACCTGACAAAGTTGCTGTAATTGTTCCTGCGGAGAAGTTACCAGAGGCATCTCGCGCTACAACTTTAGAGGCTGTATTAGCCGATGTCGCATCCACTGTGGCTGTAACTGCTGCTCCGCCGTTGTAGCTTGTACCGGTCAGGTATGTGCCCAAGGTCAAGGCGTTAGCTACTGAACCCGCAGAGCCTGTAATGTTACCGTTTACATCCGCGCCGTTGACTACATCCCATGAAGGAGCCGCAGACACAGATCCTGTGCCGGTCTGAACCAAGAACTTCTTGGTGGTTGTTGTGTTGCCGGGCAAAGCAATCAGCGTGTTGGCTGCGCTTGAATAGATTGTGTCGCCAAGAACGTAGGAACTAAGACCTGTACCGCCATTAGTAGCCGCCAAAGTACCGGACACTGCGTTTGATTGATTCAAAGCAACAGCATTCCACTCAACATTGGTTGCCGAAGCATCCATGATTAAGGATCTGTACGCCGTGCCTTTTGGTAGTTTGCTCCATGTATTTGCGGCTGATCCGTACAGTAAATCGCCTGTGGTGACTGTAGATTGACCTGTACCACCGTTTGTTGCGCCAATAGCGCCTGTGACAGAGATAGTTTGACCAACAACGGAAATGTTTGTGCCGCCAACATAATCAACTGAACCGCTGAACTGCGTGTAAGTCAGTGGTGTATACCCAATAATCATGGTATTGGGTTCGGTGGTCAGAACGTGTGAGTCGCCAGCGTTTAAAGTACCTTCTTGGGTAAAGAAGTAGTCGCCCGTGCTCATGCCATTAGGGTCTGAAGGACTAATAAAACTAGCGTCATCGGCGCGGGTTAAAACCCAATTAGTTGAACCAGAACCTACAGTGGTAACTACATAAACGCCATTCTCCGCGCCGTTTGTTTGCAAGCGCACCATCACGCGATCTGCAGAAGAAAGGGCAACGCCATCAAGAGTCAAAGCAGCTTGCGCCCCGGCATTAATCAAGGTTGCGTTAATGCCAGAGTTAGCCCTAGTCGCATACGTCAAACCAGAAGCGTTAGTCAGACCTGTGATTTGCGATCCGTCAAAAGTTAATGACAACGTTAATTGGTTTAACGCAGGTGCAGAGAAAACAAAGTAAGCCGTGTTTGTAGAAAGGCCGTTTCCAGCAGAGGTATACAACCAAATTTGGTCATTTACATTTAACCCGTGATTTGCCGAAGTGGTTACAGTAGTCCCGCTTGTAATGTCGGTAATATTAAATGTTGTTCCACCCTGCGCATACGTTGCAGTCAGGTTGCCCGTTGTTTCCACACGCACAGGTTCGTGGATGTGAAGACCTGCGGTAACTTGATTGTCTACGTACTGTTTGGTAGCCGCCTGCAACGCAGTGGTTGGGTTTGCGCTTAGTGCAACTGTGGAGCTAAACGAAGCTGCGCCTGTGACCGCCAACGCACCGCCAACAGTCAAACCTGCTTTGGTCAGAATAGATTGGTTAGTACCTGAAATACGTGCCGCCCAATTGGTTGTAGCCACACCACCAGCAAATAACAGAACATCTTTGGTTGCCGTAGCAGTACCAATAATTAATTCGCCGCCATCGTTATAAAGATACCCCGAAGCAGGTGTAAAGATTGGGTAAGCCACTTCAGTGTAGTTAGAACTAGCAATACCCATGTCGATGAAGTTATTAGTTCCATCACCCAAGTTGTTGTAAGCAACAATGTCAGTAGAAGCAGCAGCACCACCACTTAAGTTCTGTGCATAGAACTGCGCAAAGCTATTGATGTTAGCGTACAGTTCTCCCAAAGCGGCTGAGAATGTTGTGTAACTTGTAACACCTGTACCGACTACTGTGATAGGGCCGCCGTCAATCAGGACGTTGCCTGATGTCTCTTCATAGATGGCTTTAGAAGATGGGTACGTACAGAACACATCTACTGTGCCTGTAAAGTTAACCAACGCGCCAGCGTTAGAAGAAGACAGCGGCGTAGCGTTACGGCTTAATGTTGTACCAGACGATGTGTATGTACCGTAGTTAACTTCCCATGCGCCTGAAGCTGCATCCACAATAGCAAAGTAAGTTACGTTGCCGTTGCCAATCGCAGAAAAACCTTGGAAGCCTGTAGCTACAGCCCCCAGAGTAATCGTGCCTGTGCCGGGAGCAGATGCGCTTTGTTTGACCCGATCTTTTACTACAATAGCCATGTTAAATCCTTAAGTCGGTATATTTTGCCAATTTGGGTCAGGCGGCGTTTGATCTGTTGGGATTGTGCCCCACACCAAGACATTACCTACAGAAACGGTAAGCTGTAAACCTGCTGGGTATACATTTGCAATTTTTAGTTTGTCGTACGCATCAAGACCTGAAGCCAACTCTTGGATGCTGCCGCTGAAGTTAACAGTAGCCGTTTGAGTATGTGAGCCAACGGCAGATTCTGTAACAGTAACAGGGAAAACACGCCCGCCATTAACTGCATCGCTTGCTGTAGATATTTCTGCAATAGCCGCCAACAAGTTTGCAATAGCGGAGGGCGCATCTGTTGCGGTGGCTAACTCTGACATTGAAGCCCGCATCGTGCCAATAGCAGTTTGAGTATCTGTGCCCGTAGCTGTTTCGGCTTGCGTTGCTAAAAGGTTTGAAGCTGCAAAATTTTGAGCCGCCGTAGCTGTTGCAAGTTCTGCCCGAGCCGCAGTCATTATGTTGTTTAAACTAACAAATGCTTCGGATGCTGCAATTGACTCTAGGATCAAAGCACCTGCGCGAGACTCTTGAGAAACAGAATCGGCAGCCGTAGCTGCCTCATTTACAGACGACAACAGTGTAGCCCCGCCTAGAGCGGCGAAGGGTGCTTGGGCAAATGCGACATCTCCAAACACCGAGCTACCTTATTAGGCTGCGTCAAGCGAGAACGTGTAAGTTACGTTCAATGTATCGCCAGCATCAACAGTTTTATCACCGCCAGTAAAGTCACCAGCAGAAAACAATACGCCTGAAGTGCCTGTAGCTGCTGTAGTTAAAAACGCGCCAGCCACCACTGTACCGTTAACCAACATAGGAAACGCAGATGGGGCAACAGAGTTGCTAACCACTGAAGGATCAGCCAATGTAGGAGAAGCTGCGTTAAAGGTCACAGCAATACGATTACCTGTGTAGGCTGTGCCGGGAACTAATTCTGTCCAACCAGCGTGTGAGGCCAATGTATTACCAGCAGCGTATGTCGTGCCTGAACCCGGGCCTTGGACTAAACCCAAGTACCAACTAGCTGTGTAACCAGAGCCTTTGAAGTACTTGCTGTTCATGTCTTGCAAGCCTTCGTTCACAACCAAGTTGTGGAAGGTGTCAGACCACTTCTCAACGCCATCAGCGCCTACGCAAGTAACGGTGAACACGCCACCAGCACCTACGCGCTCAGTGGAACCTTTGTTTGCAGTCAAGCTTGCTGACACGAGGTCTTGGGCTTTTGATGTTTCTGTACTCATGATAAGTCCTTAAGATATGCGCACGATGGCGCTGTTCGCATCGGCAGTTGGGAAAATGATTTGGAAAGTGTCGTTGGTTACTGTTTTATCAGCACCAAAATCTAACACAGCGATGGATTTGTTACCCTGCGTTGAGTTGTAAATTAACGCACCACGGGCAGTGAATGAGGCGCTAGTCCAGCTTGTATTTGAGAATGAAATAAAAGCCGTAGGCACTGCGCTTTGATTATTGCCTGACGTAGGGGATTGGCTGATAACCAGCGTATTGCCACCGGTTGTGTACCCACTGCCGTTTGCTACTTCGCCGGTCATGCCACCCGTGTAAACGGTAGTGCTTGCACTTAGATTTGCTGCGGCTGTAAACAGTGCAATTTTGAATGTGTTTGGGGATGTAGGGCCAAAGTTGTGAACAGCTTGAAGAAGCTCTATCTTGCAACTTGTGGTTACTGTTTGAAGAATGCTCATGATACTTGTACCCTAACTTGACCGTCGCGGTAAGCGTCAGCCCGTTGTTTGCCGTCACCCAAGTTCTTCAGCAGGGCAATAGCCTGCACGTAACGATCTTGAGCTAATTTCATCATATCGGCCTCTTGACGCATATAAACAAATGCTTCACAGATTGTCCCATATAACAGCGTGGAATCAAAGTTATCTCCAAGCCAAGTTGTACCAGCGGTAACAATAGACTCAGGGTAGTAGTAATAATGCAACTCAGCCATGTATGCCAAGTTAGGTGTCGGGCCAACAATGAACGTTAATTCATTTACGTCTGCTGACTGAGGGCCAAAGATACCGTAATGTTTTGGCTCACCACGGGTTGCAGTCTGTGGATACGCTTCACGGATGAAGTTCACATCTTTGTTCAACAAGTACAAGAAGTCGCCTTGAAAGATGATAGTACCTGAGACTGTCCCTGTGTTTGCTTGCGTCAGATAAACCGTAGTTCCGGTTACTGCACGAACGTAAGTCCCAGACGGAATGTTTGCATTAGAGACCGACTGCCCTACAGCGATGCCTGTTGCATCCGCTACAACAACCGTAAAAGCACCGGAAGTGCCTGTGGCTGTGGTAGTGATGACGGGATAGATTGATAAGCTGTACGGCGACAGGAAGTCCTGCGGGCAAGCCAAGTACTTATTGCCAGTATTCAGTGAGCCTGTCACGTTCTTTCTCAAGTTAGCAATCTGCACCGTGTTATAGATGCGTTGCTCCGCCTGACGGATAAATGTATCCATGTCAGTCGTTGGGAAAGTGTTTTCACAGTAATCGCTTACTGCGGTAACAAGCTGGCTGTAATTCATGCCATCGGGCCTCTAGACATAAAGCCTTTGGTAGCTGCACCTGCGCCACGCATTTTGATACCAGATGTTTTAGTAGCTGGTTGTGGACGACGATCAATATTACCTACCGACATATTGACTGTATTTGCATCACTGTGGTCAGGGCCAGATCCGGGATTTTCCGAAGCTTTAACTTCTTTACCAGTCATGGTATGTGGCTTGGCATATACCTTGGCATCACCAACTTCTTTGCCCATCAATTTTTTACTAAATGTAGCCATGATTAACCTCGCTTTTGTGCTGCAATTTTAGCCAAACCACGGCCCATTGCCTTCATATCGGCGTTGGTTTTACCCTTACCTTTACCTGTTCCGCCCTTCATTTCTTTTTGAGAAGGGCCGCTAGTAGGGAAAACTTGAACATCAGTTTTACCCCTTTTTACAATGCCATCGGCTGATTTTGTATATGCCATATTAAGCTCCTATCTGTATCGTTACTGTACCAACTTGTGCAGCTAATGCCAAGTAGTTTGGCGTTAAAGCTGCATCAAAAAACCTAGATCCTCCAACCGGATTCCATCCCCATTGAATATCTCGTGAACCACCTGCGGTGTACCCGTTAACGTTGACACCAGAGGTTACATACGTTGTATCCCTACGCGGATTGCGTAGAGCTTGAGGATCATCCACAGGGAAAGTTCCCAGCATTAACTGAGGCTGGTCAGGATCCCAACATTCCGTACAGACTAACAGTTGATACTTACGCTGCTTAATGATTTCTGTCTTAAGCGTCTTAAGTTGAAACTGCTGTCCACAGCGATCACACATAGCAATCGCTATTTTGCCAGATGCAAACCTATTTCCCATTACGTACTACCAATAAACATTTGACGAGGAACAAACCTAATTGCTGCTTTCTCGCGGTCTTCACCTGCTGCAATTTCAAAGGTTTCATCATAAATTTGTTTAAGCATCTGAATGCGAGGCATTAGCTCTGGTACTTTTACGGCAATGTGATATGCCAAACCTGCCACAACACATGGTAGAAAACGGAAGTTCATATCGGCTGTTTCTACACCACCACCTGCATCTTGCACTCGGCGTAGTCTCCAATACACAAACTGATATGGAGTTGTATTGTCAGGCGTAGGCCATAGGGTTACTGCGGGTAGTTGAGGCACAAATACTGGTGTACCCACATTATGAGAAGCCGCAGTTGTATTGTTTTGACCACGGAACACACCACCTAGGGTATTCCCTGTGACATAGGTGTAGTAGATGTCTTCGCTATCAAGTCGGATGAAACCTGCTCCAGCTAACCCAACCACCGAGTTAAGCGTGATCGTGGTGTCCGTGGAGGCAACGGCTGTAGCAACAACTGCCGCAGTTGGGTTAACTTCGCCCGAAAGACGCTGAATCCAAACTTGGATGGGTCGGGCTTGGCTGAGTTTGTTTGGGATTGTGGCAT